ACCTTCTTTGTAAATACTCCTGGTTCCAAAGCCCAAAGCTCTGCGAGTACAGCCGGGATCCCCCATCTCTCACTAACTGATTCAACAAATTGCGGAACGTTATATAACGATTCGCTAATTGCCTGAAACATGTTAATGGGAAGTGGGGAGATCTCTTGGTTCATCCAAAATAACCTTTTAGTGAACTCTCCACAGTGGTACGTACTAAGGAACGACTTGGCCAGGTTGATGTTAACATCAAGCTTTCCAAGGATTTCTTGGTATTTCTCACCAGTAGATTTGTCCACAATTACTAGATCATCACCGAGTATTTGATACCCGGTGAAGTCCCATAATTTATAGTTCTTCTTCCCCTTAGATGACAACGTACAGTAATAACTGTACTGTATGAGCAGATGGTGGGTTGTAGTGAAGATCGCCCAGGAGCTATAAGCTCCAAGCGGCTGACCTACATTCCATCTGATATGTTCAATGTTCCCATTCCCCTTATCGACTTTAAATTGGCGTTTCATCAGAGTCCCCCAATTTTCTGCTATGTTTACGCCAAAGGCGCATTCAACAACAGTTAATTGAGGCTCGATGGGGAACCTATCGGTAGCCGCTGATAAATCGAAACTGGCACAGTAGTTAGTATTCTTAAATTCCTTCACTCTAGTGAAAGCCTGATTTTGGCTGAACGTTCCGTCCATTTTGATTCTTGATAAGAATCTCATGAACTGCAAGTGAATTGGTTTAAGTAACTGCTGTGACCAAAAGTCGACTATAGCGATTACCCTAGTCTTCCCACCATTTTCCGGGATGAAGGATATTCGTCCAGTTATCAAATTGGACGTGTCCACTCCATCCGGTCCCACCTTTTTAAGACGGTGGTAAAGTCTTTTAAGAGGGTGATTGGTTATATTTAACATATTTTCAACAGTTGTGCTCAGGTTTTCTTTTTCCAGAGCATAAATGTCAAGATGAGATGTGGCTACAGCAACACCGTTAGGACCTTGTCCTAACGAGTAGCTGTAGTCCTCCCCAACAGCTGGATCATACATCATCCTTGGCTGGAAGAACTTATAGATGAAACGACTGAATCGAGTTAGCTCCAGTTTACGCTCTTTTGTAAGCGTAGCCGGTTTAGTGATATTGGTTGTGTCCCGATTAATCGGAAGCACGACCAATGGATACAAGCGTATACCCGTAAGGGCTATACGTTTCTTCCACACTGAATCGCTTTCTAACATAGGCCGAAAACCAGCTAACACGGACGGGAAACCGTCTTTCGACGATTTTGTCCATGGGATGGCCTCAAAACTGAGTCCCATCGCTGCTTTCGCAGCGACGTTATACAATAATTTGTAACGTTCTACCGCCCACTTTGGTCCTTTATGGACCAAGGAGGCTTGGAAGTCACGGTACAAGGTTTCGTACAATTTGACGAAATTAAGTGCTTTGGCAAACTCCAAGTGTTTACTTAGTATAGGAATACTTGTGATAAACTCTATTAGTTTCTTTGTTAGTTTAATGAAGAAATGAAATTGTTTGTTATACAGGTTCCCTCCTGTATTAGGTAAATAGGTAGTATGTTTCATAATTTGTATAGCTCTCGGACCAGATATTAGCCAGTCTTGCCCAATTATGGACAGATCTCGGACATTGTGGAGACAAGCGATCAGGTTGT